TGGTTGGTGAAGGTTTAGATTGGATGATTATTGATGAGGCAGCAAGAGTAAAACAGATAGTGTGGGAACAATATCTTAGACCTACACTTTCAGACAGGGGGGGTTGGTGTCTTTTTACAACTACCCCGCTTGGATATAATTGGCTTTATGATTTATATGTCAGAGGACAGTCAAAAGAATACTTAGATTGGGATTCTTGGCAGCACGCTTCCTGGGAATCACCATATTTTAAAGAGGACATGGATGAACTTAAGAAAACACTTACAAGAGAAACATTGGCTCAAGAGTTTGGAGCAGAGTTTACTTCTTTTGCAGGTAAGGTTTATGATTTTGACCGCAGAGTACATATTAATCAACACAAATATGATCCCGACCTACCTACTTACTGTAGTATTGACTTTGGTTTTAGAATGCCTTGTGTAAATTGGTTTCAGATTGAAAAGTCTGAAGAAGAGGATGGTATTGACACTATATATGTTTTTGATGAAATATGTCATGAGGAAAATGTAAAGACAGAAGATTTAGCTAAAATGGTTTGGGAAAGAGGATATAATGTACGCAGATATTTTTGCGATCCAGCGGGGGGTGGTGTTCAGGCTCAAAGTGGAATTGGTGATATAGAAATATTTAAAAGACATGGAATTAATGTACAGTATAAAAGAGATAAGATTTCCAGAAATATTGCTAATGGTGTAGCACATGTGAGAACTTGGTTTGAAGACGCACATGGTAATCCTCATATTTTTTATGATGAAAAATGTAAAAACAGTATTAGCAGTATAGAAAATTATAGATACCCAGAGAAAAAGACAGATCAACGATTAAAGGAAGAGCCTTTAAAGGATGGTAGAAATGACCACCATGCAGATACTTTAAGGTACTTCATAGTAAACCTTTACCCTATTAAACAGAACAAGGCAGGAACAGTAGAATGGTAATAGTCAAAGACGCAACTCAACAAGAAATAATAAGTACACTATCAGAACATTTCACCTATGTGGAAACTGAACGACATAAAGAGATTGATGAATTATTAGATTTTTACGAAGGAATCAATACTGAGCAATATGTTGAAAGGTTTTTTTCTTCAGAAACTTTAAAGCAAATACCTGTATTTTCCCAGAATCTTACAAGGCGCGTTATTAAGGCAAGGTCTATGACATATAAACGACCGCCTGTAATGAATGTTGATGACAAGTATAGCGATTTTTCTAATGTTGCAGATTTGAATGCTAAAAGAAGACAATTAGAGTCTTTAACTTATTTATTAGGATGTATGGCTTTTCGTTCCAGGTGGAATGAAGATGCGCAGAAAGTAGAATATGAAAATTTAACTCATTTTGAACCATTGTTTTTGCCTTATGATGACAAGCCTTTTGGTATAGCATACTTTGTTCCAAGTTATGGATACTCAAGAGATGAAGCAAAAGACATGATGGTGGTTTGGACAGAAGACAGGGCTGGTGTTCCTGGAAAACATTTTGGCATCATAGAGGGTAGGAAAGTATCTTTTAATGAAGGAGATATTAATCCTTATGGTCTTTTACCAGTAGTATTTACCCACCGATACCCGCCGCTTCGTGGACAATTTTATTCTGCGAATGCTTCGGATGTTGTTTCAGCAGACTTGCACACTTCAATAGCAATGACAGAATTAGCGCTTTGTCTAAGATTTGGTGCTATTGGTATTCGCTATGTAACAGGAGTGGATGATGCCAGCAGAATAGAGTTAGGTGTTGATAAATTATTATATCTTCCAGAAGGAAGTAATTTTGGTATTACAGGACCAAGCGCATCAGTAGATCAGATAATTGATGGTATAAAATTTTATGTTTCTGCTACATTGTCTAACAATCACTTAAGAATTAAATGGGCTGACTCACACGGTAACGCTCCGAGTGGTAGTGCGCTTCGTATTCAAGAAATTGAAAATATGGAAGAAAGAATTGCGACAACTGAAGACACATATAGAGTATTTGAAAAGAAAAGATTTGAGATAGATAGAAGAATTATAGAGGTCCAAACAGGGCAATCTATTAGTGAAGAATATTCTGTGGACTTTGTAGAGCCTAAGATGTACTTAGACCCTCAAGAAGAAATTAACTACTGGACTTGGAAATTTGAACAAGGTCTGGATAATAAAATGAATTGGTATAGATATAATAATCCAGACATGTCTGATGACCAGATTAAAGCTTTAATTGCTGAAAATCAAGTAGTAGAAGAAGAGCCAGAAGAAAATCAAAATCAATTACTCAATAGATTAAGGTCATAATGCCAATACAAGACACGATTGTCGCGGCTCAAGAAGAATTTACCCAATCTTACGAATTAGCTGTAAATGAATTTGTAGACAATGCTAAAGAATTAGAAGAAAACAATGACTCCAATCAAGTTATTCTTGCGTTGGGAGCATTGGCGGTAGCAGACTATTGGCTGCAAGACCTGGCAATAGAAAGTGCAATAAACCAATACATGTTACGCATAGATTCTGTCCTTGACGATTTACGATTTTTTGGCAATATAGATGAATCAAGATTGCGTGCTTTTAGATTAGCTAATGAGAATTTAATTAGAAATTATTCTGTTTCATTGGGTGACAAGGTAAAACTTTCTGTGATTAGGGGAATATCGGCAGGACAAGACGCTTCAGCTATTAAAAACTTAGTATTAAGAGATTATTTTTTAAGGTCATCAAGTATTTCTACTTTTGTTCAAACACAAATTGCTGACTATGCTAACTTAGTAACACAATCATTAGCAGAAACTGCCCCTGAAAACACTAAATACATTTTTATAAATCCTATTGACAGTAAAACAAGACATGTTTGTACAAAAATGGTTTCATTCGGACCAATGACAAGAAAAGAGGTTGAAGCTAACTTTCCTGGGGCATTTGCTGATAGAGGTGGTCCTAATTGTAGGGGGTATTGGGATGTAGCTACTAATGAGGATAAAGAATTAGTTAGCGATGCAAAAAAAGAATTTTCTGACTTAAAAAGAAGATATAAAGAAAAAGGTAGATCATTGAGTATAAAAACACAAAAACAATATTATGATAAGAGGAAAAATGGCTAAAACAAAATTTGACAAAATGTTTCCTACAAAGCAACAAAATGTCAGCACAGGAAAAAAAGCAGCAAAAAATCATAGAGATACTTTAAAAAGTGGTAAAAATATCTATGGTAAAAAAACTCGCCCTTTAACTGAAAATTATAGAAAAAGAAAACAAAGAAAAGTTCCTGGCGCGCCTAATAATTCTGATTTTTTCTTGTCTGGTAAAATGTTTAATAGTTTTGCAGTAGACAAAAGGGCTACTTCTTCCAAAGCGATAGTATATAAATTTATAACCTATTTACCTAAACAAGACTTACCAAGAGGATTATCTTCAAGGCATAGCGCGTCTACATCAGGTAATTATGTATACGCAAAAGACTCTGGTAAAAGAAGGATACCTAAATCTACAGAAAAGATTCTTGTAAACGATTTTACTAAGAATACAAAGGGCAACTTGCAAAAATTATTGCGCAACAAAAAGCCTTTAAAAGTAAATGTAACAATAGTATAGGAGTAACAATGTCAGAAGACAAAGCACTCGACCAGAATATGGTCAACGATCAAAGAGAGTCAGAGCCGACTCAAGAAACCAAACCAGATAACAACATTGGTGAATTAGTATATGAAGCCAAAAAACATCGTCAAGATAAAGCAAAACTTCGTGAGGAGCTTGCATCTGTTAAGGCTCAGTTAAAAGATATTGACGAGGCTCAACTTAAAGAGAAAGAGCAATACAAAGAGTTATCTGAACGCTTATCGCAGGAGCGCGATACATACAAATCAAAAGCGGATGAATATGATAATTTTCAAGGTGAGATGAGGTCGAATCTTATGGAAAAATTATCTGATGAGCAAAAAGAGATTGCAACAGACTTGCCTTTAAATAAACTACAAAAATTTGTAGATATGAATGTTAAAGAAAAACCTGCTGCAACTCAGGAATCAGCTTCTACTAACATGAACTTGCAACAAGAACCTTTTACCGACATGTCAAAAGATAAAAGGCGAAAAAATTGGAAGAGCATAGTAGATAGCTATAAATAGTAAAGGAGAATAAAAATGGCAGATGGTAATGTAACAATAACAACAGCCGCTAATTTTATTCCAGAAATGTGGAGAGATGCTATTCTTGATTATGCTGAAAGAAAATTTCAGTTAAGAAATCAAGTATTAGATTTCTCAAGTATGTTGTCAGGTGGAGGGGATATTCTAAATATTCCTAAAGTTACTGAAGAAACTGCTGCAGCTAAAGGTGCAGGAAGTGCAGTAACTTACACTAATAATACCGATGGTGTTATTCAGTTATCAGTTGACCAACATCACTATGAAGCAAAAAGAATTGAAGACATTGTTCGTGTTCAGGAATCTGCTGATTTGTTTGACGCTTACGCTCAGTCAATGGGCTACGCTCTTGCAAAAAAAGTAGAAAACTACTTAATGGTCGATGTTCTTCAGAGTGCTTCAGGTAATAGTGTGGCTCTTGGTACAGACAACACATTTACAACAGCTAACATCAGAAGTGGTCTTAAAAAACTTCTTGATGCAGGACACGATTATACAGATGGAGAAACATTCTTTTATACATCTCCAGACCTGTATATGTCATTACTTTCTTTAGGTGACTTCACAGAAGCCCAAAAGAGAGGGGATGCAGCGAATCCTTTAGCTTCTGGTAATATTATTACAGCTTATGGAATGCCAGTCTTCGTTTCTACTGACTACGATGTAGATGGTGGAACAGGAGATGAAGTAGCAACTATCTTTAATAGACAGTCTGTTTACTTCGCGCAGCAATTAGCTCCTCGTGTACAAAGTTCATACGATATTGATCACTTAGCAACTTCAGTAGTTGCAGATGTTCTTTTCGGTGCAGCTTTATCACACGCGGCTAATAGCACAGCGATGGGAATCGTTAATTTCGAAAATCCATAAGTAGATCAATGAGGGGGGCTTTCGCTCCCCTCTACTACAAGGAGAATTATGCCTATTTACGACTACAAATGTTCATGTGGAAAACAATTTGAAATAAAGCAGAGTATGAGTGAGCCAAAGCTTACTAAATGCGATCCATCAATTCATGATTGCAAAGAAGATGGAAAGGTAACAAGACTAATTGGAAGACCTATGATTATATCAGATGATATTGGAAGAGGTACTAAAAGAATGACCGATAAGCATCTTTATAAAGAATTAGACATAGAGTAATGTCATCTTATTAGTTATTGAGTAGATATGGCAAATTATACATCAGCGCATTCAGGTACAGAAATTGACACTAACTTAACCAAGGTAAAAGATAGTGGTGTCACGCAATCTGACTTATCAAAATTAAACAGCGTTACTGCTACAGCATCTGAATTAAATCAGTTAGATGACAAAACTGTTGGCGGCACTAATAGTGATGATATTGTAGATGTTAGTTCAAGTCAATCTTTAAGCAATAAAACCCTTGAGGGTGGAACATATACATAGGATAAGATATGGCAAATACAGTTCAAATTAAAAGACATAGTAACAATGCAACTAACGCTGCTCCTGGAACTTTAGCAAGTGGAGAATTAGCATTAAATCAGGCTGGTAAAAAGCTTTATATTGGTAGGCACAATAATTCAAGTGTTGAGGTATTTCATTTACCTACATTAGAAGATTTGACTGCTGGTAATGGTATTAGCAAAACAGACGCTTCTGGTAATTCCAATAATAATGCTTCTACATTAGCGCTTGATGTTACCGATAGTAACATTTTTGCAAGCACAAGCGCAAAAGGTGTAGCGTCATTTCATAGTGATAACTTTGATGTATCGAGCGGGGTAGTAACAATTAAAGCTGGTGGTGTAGTAACCGCAGAAATAGCAGCAGACGCTATTACTGGAGCTAAAATTGCAGATGACGCTATAGATAGCGAGCATTTTACTGATGGCTCTATTGATACAGCGCACATTGCAGACAATAATGTTACTGCAGCTAAAATAGAAGATAATGTTGCTTTAGCAGGTAATTGTAGTTCTACAGGTAATTTTACTGTTGGCGGTGACCTTACTGTCAATGGAACAACAACTACTGTTAATTCAACAACTACTACATTAGACGATCCGATTATTACACTTGGTGGCGATTCAGCTCCAGGTAGTGATGACAACAAAGACAGAGGTGTCGAATTTAGGTATCATACAGGTAGTGCAGCTAAAGTTGGTTTCTTTGGATATGATGATAGTGATGGTTTATTTAAATATATTCCTGACGCATCTAATTCAAGTGAAGTATTTAGTGGAAGTTTAGGTGGAGCTACTTTTAGCACACTTACACTTACTGGTGCTTTAGATGGTGCTACTGTTGATGGCGGAACATACTAATATAGGAGAGCGCTATGGCAAATACTATTAAGATTAAAGCTGGTAGTGGTACACCTACTACCAGTAATATCGTAGATAGAGAACTTGCATTCGATAGAAGTGCAAACAAATTATACATTAACGACAATGGATCTATTGTCGATTTAAGCGGAGAAGTTGGAGATATAACTGCAGTAACTGCAGGAACTGGTTTAGATGGAGGTGGCTCATCTGGAGATGTTTCTTTATCAGTAGATGTATCTGACTTTATGTCTAATGGTAGTAACGACAGAATACTTACTGCTACTGGCACAGATGCTATGAACGCAGAAGCCAATCTTACTTTCGATGGAAGTCATTTAAGACTTCCTAATAGTAGTTCTGTAATTATGGGTGCAAGTGATGCTTTTGTAATAAATCATAATGGTTCTCATAATTATATACAAAATACAAAAAGCGATGCAGATGTTTATTTTACAGTAAACGATGGTGGCTCTACTATCAATGCACTTATTATTGATTCAAGTGAGGTTGCAAATATTGTTTTACCTAATGATAATCAAAGACTCCTTATTGGTGCAGGAAATGATTTACAATTACTTCACAATGGAACAAATAGTTATATTGCCAACTATGTTGGAGATTTAATAATTGAAAATCACGAAGCCGATAAGGACATAATACTTTATAATGATGATGGTTCTGGTGGAACTACTCCTTACATAACCTTAGATGGTATCCCTT